GAGGTAAACCTCTGAGCCAGTGAGCCAGGGGTCTTAGGTAATAATAGCTAAGACCCAGATCACGGACTAGTCCGAGATATAATAATTATTTGACGGACTAGTCCGTAATCTGGCTTCACTTTTGAAAAACCCAAAATGGACGCACTACGTGACGAAATAGCGTTTCTTGAACGTCGCATAAACACGATCAACAATAACAAAACAACAAGATCGTATACACGACAACAAATGACAAACCTTATGAAAGAATTAAACTTACGCCAAACAAGATTAAGATCGGCTAGACATAGTCTAACCACATTATTGGATCAAGAACGGCAACGAGCGGTGGTGCCAATACAAAGAAAAAAAGCATACGTGGCTAAACCAACGGAGGCAGGTTACAAAGAATTTATGATAATATCGCATATGATAGGACTATCAAATCTATACGGTAAACGCCCTAACGAAAAACCAATTACAAATCAAGAAGTATGGGAAAACATACTCATGTACTTGGAAAGAACGACATTTACAAAAGAAGAAGCAATATACAAACGCAGACTAATAGCAACATGCTATGAACATATAGTCAGCAAGCGATATCCTGCATATCCAGATGAAATTACATCGCAGAGACTCTGGAACTCCATAGTTAGAACAAAATCAGCATAACGCCATTAATTGTCCACTGAATATTTTTGTTTACATTAGTACGGACTTTCCGTAGACTGACTTTAAAATGTTGACTGACCAAAACAAATAAACAAACCTTTAACCTAAACCTTCGGTCATAACTTACCTTTCCCTAATTAAAAAAATGCCCAAACGTAAGGCGTCCAGCTACAATGCAGCAAGTGGACGTAGATTTGCCGGAGCGAGTGGAGGTAGCAGACGAGCAGCTGCAATCGGTGCTCGATTGGCTGCGCGTTATCCTTATTCTGGGTTTGGTCGTATGTACGTGCCTAAAGGTAGCTTCACTGCGGCTGCGGGCGAAAGTTATCGCGCCGCTAACGCCGAGCAGCGCGCGTGGCGTAAAGCGAACAACTTCTCAGGCGTCGGTGGTTTCTGGGGAGACGCATGGCGCGGAGCTAAGGGTTTAGCTAAAGCACACGGTGCTAAAGCTCTGGGCTACCTGGGAGGCCAATTTGCTGGTCCTGGAGGAGCAGCATTAGGAGTAGCTGCAGGAAAAGCAATGGGTATGGGGTCATACCGAATGGGAGGCGTTGGGTCGTACGGGGAAATATCGTCTAACGATATCGTCCATGGTGGATCGGGTGACTCTATGTCTATCGCTAAAGTAAACCCTACAATGTCCGACGACTCGGGGGATGTAGTTATGTCGCACTCAGAATTCATTGGGAACGTAGTCGCTACAGCGTCTATTCCTGCAGGTTCAGGGGCGACAGTGACTGTACAATCAACATTCCAAAACTCCATTTACGCCATCAACCCAGGATTACAACAAAGCTTTCCTTTCCTGTGTCAATTAGCTCAAAACTACACAATGTATAGACTAGAAGGTTGTATTTACCAATATAAACCAACAAGCGGCGAAGGAGGAGGTTCCACAAACCAACTAGGTAAAGTAATCATGGCAACAGATTACGATCCAATGGCTTTACCATTTATAAACTCTGTTCAAATGGAAAACTACCAATACTCTCAATCAACTAAACCAAGCTTGGCAGCACGACACGGAGTAGAATGTGCGCCAACACAAGGAGTTACAGATATGAAATACGTTCGTACTGGGCTAAGCAACCGAGACAAATCATTCACAGACTACGGTTTATTCCAACTAGCAACAGAAGGAGTACCCATCACAGGCGTACAAGGTACTACAGCAAGCGCTAATATCGGTGAACTATGGGTATCGTACAAAGTGAGGCTATCGCGTGCAAACTTATACTCCTCCCTACTAGGCTATAACATTCGCAATGATATCTTCGACTGTTTAATACCAACTGGCGCAGCCATTGCCGCAGGCCAACTTATACCGCAAAACTTACTAGGTATTCAAAATACACCCAACTTGAACAACATTGGGACAATACTCAAAGCACGAGCAGGATCTGGCATATACGGAGACTCGATTACAATCGAATTCCCTACATCGCAAATCCTTGGCGTATACAAAATAACTGTATACAGCGACAGAGCAAATGTAGATACAGCGAGTAGAGTAACACAATGGTTACCTATGTTGCCAGGTGCATACACAGAAGCAACATTCCTCGATAAAACACAATGGGGTTGCACGTTTACGCCATGCCGAAACTATACACAAGATGCAAAGGTATCCGCAAACGTAGACCTAACAACCGGTGCTCCTATCTGGCAAGATGTTTCCATCGGATCAGGTGGTCGCAAACAGTGCTTCTTCTCGGACGAAATCACGGACACGGTATCACCATACTCGCAATCCACGTTCGCGTACTTCGCAATCAACTCGCCAACAACTACTATAGCTAAGATGTCATTCATGCTTTACAACATGAACCTTAGCTCATACACTGGTTCCGTCTACAACGCACCTACAGTGAACTCGGTACACCAAGGATCGTTCTTAACAGATAATTTCAACATTAAAGTAATGGTTGAACAAGTCAACGCAGAAATCTCTAATTAAATAACTTAGCCTCCCCTTGCGGTACATACTTAGGCAGTATGAAATAAAATTTATTAACCACTAATAGTAACTAAACCAGGAGCAGGGGGGCCAAGAGGGAGGGCATTGAGAACATCAGGAGCCAACGAGCCTGCAGCTCGAGTTGACCAATGAGTACCCTCCCAATTAAGCTGTCTAAAACGTGCAGCCACAGGTTTATAAATCTGTGGCCCCATGTCAAAAAACAACTCCTCGATAGAATAGTTAGAAGTCACAATAAAAAACTTAAGGTGAACCTTAACAGTCCCATAAAGAACACGCCCCGTAAACATCTTGTCATCACACCAATTCTTGAGCAAATGTCCCAAGGACCGGGCATCCTCCTTGTGAAAATCATCAAGCAACGCAACCGTTTCATTCGAATACTCATTCCACATAGCATCGTGCGCTTTCATAAACAAAGAGGTACCAAACTGCTCGCGAACAGCGGCCGTCTTCCCCACCCCGGGAGTATCAGAATGAATCCAAACACCCCGGTGGGAAAACGGATTGACAAAGACTTCACGCTCGGCAAACATCTTGTTGATGGTTTGCAGGTTCTTGATCTGTGTAATAAGAATATGAGATGAGCACTTCTCGTAGTCACCCGCAATAGCGTGTACACGAGCATCATCCCACTCCTTCTTACGGGACTCCCCTCCAGACACACCACCACTATTAGGTACACTACCCACAAAAGAAAAGTAGGGATTAATAACAAACCCTTTCTTAGTATGGTTACCCTCACAATAATCTACATTCTGAACAGGAGTACCCTTACACACAATAAAATGCAGACCAGGGTAAGCCTTGGCGAGGACACCAACACGTTTCTTATCTTTAAGGGCCAAATAGCCCTGCAAATGGCGCGTCCCAGTCGTCGGCGCAACCTCCTTCCCAACGCACAAGTACGCAACGTTAACGCCTGCTGCAAGAAACTTGTCGACAATAAACTTGGCAACAATACTCTTGAACTGATCAACAGGCAACGCGTCCCACTCCAAAGGATAGTTGTTGTAGGTGAAACAAAAATGCTTCATTTGGTTACCTCCAACACAAGCTTCGCCTGAGCCTGCTTCACCACCATCAACAGACACAGCAGAAGCCACAGACACAGGAGCAGCAAACGGAGTAACAACAGGAACGACAACAGTAACAACAGGAGGAACAACTGCAGGAACTTCAAACGTATCCTCCCCAACAAACATAACGTCGTCGTCTCCACCGACATCCGCAGCTGGAATGCCTTCGTCAAGAATAACTTCGGCAGGGCCAGCATTAGCTCCTGATGCATCCAACTCATCATCGCTATCTTCGTCGTGAATAACACGCTTACGACGCTTCGCGATCGGGGCACCAGGACAAAGAGCAGGAAGAGACGGTTCAGGTGAACGCTCAACATCAGAATCCTCAGATGCAACATAAATGCGGCGTCCACCAATAACAATAAACGGTCGCAAATGCTCCTCGCCAGCAAAAGGACGCTCGCCGTCAGACGACAGCTCCTCAGCGTCATTCAAAAACTCCTCATCAGAAGTGCCCATTTCAGACTCTTCTTCGCTACGCTCAGAATCATAGCATGGATCACCCCGATCAGGCATAGGAGTATCATGACGCACAGACATGGTAAATGAAAATCTGTAAGAAAAACAAGACAAGATCCAAGACAAAAATCAGTCGACAAATCTCAAAAGGTTCCGGATTATAAGTCCAAAAAACAACCAGGGTTTCCACACTCAGAGATGTTTTTTGCCTAATCCAACCAAACAGTAACTTATTTCGACTTGATGTACTGTCTGATTCGACTCGGCTACAAACCCGAACAAGTTCGGGATAGCAACTCGCAAGCTGCGTATTTTACTGTAAGCCAGAAAAAAAGTAAGAAAGCTTACCAAAATTTCCGGATGAATCCCGGACTTTCAGTCCGGGTTAATATAACCTCAAAAAAAATTTACTTGTGGGTTTCCAATATTGGTGTATTACGGACTAGTCCGGGTTATCACCGGACTATTAGTATAAACCTCATATAGAAAAGGCCTCCGGCCAGAATCCCTTAGTAACCCGGACAAGTCCGGGATAAGTCCGGGATTTCACCGGACTACAGAGGTAAACCTCTGAGCCAGTGAGCCAGGGGTCTTAGGTAATAATAGCTAAGACCCAGATCACGGACTAGTCCGAGATATAATAATTATTTGACGGACTAGTCCGTAATCTGGCTTCACTT